CAAAGATATTCTGTAAGGAGAACAAGCATGGCTAGTACACCCGAGGGCAAGGTCAAAACCAAGATCAAGAATATTCTTAACACACACGACTGCTATGTCACGATGCCGATTGGCACAGGGTTTGGTTGCGCGGGTGTGCCTGACTATCTTGTATGTATAAACGGACACTTCCTTGGTATTGAAGCAAAGGCAGGTAAGAACAAGCCCACTGCTTTACAAGATCAACACATGACCAACATTCGTAGGTTCGGTGGCTACACCATAGTGGTGAACGAGGATAACTTTGATGAGCTAGAGAAGCTGTTGAAGGATTTGTCATGAAAGTATTTTTGTGGACAGTTTTTGGCATGGGTATGTTGGCTGTCTCATGTACTGGTCTGGTGATATTGGGCTGGTGGTTAGCGTCAGCCATACCAAGGAGTTTTTAAATGGATGAACAAGACAGAAGTAATTTGCGTGATCTACACGCAGGATTTGCAATGGTGGGACTATTGATTGGGGGGCATATCCATTCCTCAGAAATACCCGCCCTTGCTTACAGGCTTGCAGATGAAATGCAAGAGGAACGAGGACTGCATGGGGCAGGAATCGTATCAGTGAAACGCCGTACCAAAAAGGAGAAGGCAGATGAGTAAAGGTATCAACAAAGCCGCCAAAGTGCGGATGCTGTTGCGTAGAAATCCAAACACCAAAGCAGGGGCAGTAGTCGAGCTACTCGACTGCGGTATGCAACAAGCCCATGTGCTGTTAAACACTCAGCGCAAGCAGATGGGTATATACAGAAACAAAGACGGTGTATTCGTGTTGGACAAAGCACCCGAAAATAAAGCTTCCTCACCTGAGGAATCGCTAAATAAAGTTCCAAGTATCGTGGACGCACATTACCCGATACCAATCACAATCACGATGGAAGAACCACAGCACGACCCAGTGAATCACCCTGAGCATTACAAGACAGGTGGCATTGAGACGATCGACTTCATCGAAGCAAAGTCTCTTAACTATAACCTTGGCAATGCGGTGAAGTACATCACACGAGCAGACCACAAGGACAACAGACTGCAAGATTTGCAGAAGGCTCAGTGGTACATCAATAGAGAGATCAGCAAAGCACAGGCTTGATTCACAGGCATGGTTTGCCATGCCTTTTTTTGCGCCTGATGAAAACGTTAATTGATGCCAGTTATTTAAGGAGAAGGATGATGCTGACAGGATTAGATATTTTGCTTGATCGAATGAAGACCAACCCCGAGGAGTTTCTGCACGAGCGTGGGACTGTTCCCTATGAGGGAGAAATGTTTGGCGGGAAGTGGTCAGACTTGATTAGCTACGCTTGGCGTGTTGCGAACGAGGAAGAACGAAAGGCTCTTGATGAAGCCCGCAAGGAGTTCTACCGTGATGACTTTAACGAGCGAGTCATGAAGCGTCTTGCAGGCGAGGAAGTGAAACATGAATTGAGTCCACACGTCGTCATCAAACAACAAGGACAACCACACTGGACTGACCCGAGGTCAGTGTACGGCTCACAAGCGATGAACCCACTGCAAGGGCAAGCAACGTTGGCTAATGGGTTCGGTCAAGCGCAAGTACACGCTGAGGGACAGCCTGCTGATATCTATGCAGGTATGGGCGATGGCTTTTGGGGCGGTATTGCTAAGACATTGGGGGGACGGTGATGCTTGAACAGATCAGAACATTTTTTGGCAAACTACGCGGCTTGCGTGGTGACCGTGAGACCATTGTTCAACAGACGATGATGTGGCGATGCACCGAATGTTTTTTAATCTTTCCAACAAAAGAAGCTGCGGAGAAACACAAATGCCCAGAGCAAAAACTGAGCTGACTAAGTCAGGTAGAGCAATCGGCGTTCGTTTAACTGAGTGGGAGTTCCAAGAATGGAAGAAGCTTGGCGGGGCGAAATGGCTGAGAGCATTATTAAAAGAAAGCAAACTGAAATTAAATGAGCTTCGTAACACTGGACTTTGAGTCTTACTACGCCAAGGGCTTGGGCTTCAAAACCCAGACCACTGAGGAGTATGTGCGTGACCGTCGCTTTGAGGTGATTGGCGTAGGCGTGAAGATTGACGATGCGCCAACCACATGGTTCTCAGGAACACACGCTGAGATAAAAGAACATCTGAAGAAGATCGACTGGAGTGACACGGCCCTGCTTGCACACAACACGCTCTTCGATGGATGTATTCTTTCTTGGCACTTCGACTGTCATCCCGCCTATTTGTTCGACACCCTGAGCATGGCTCGTGCGGTACATGGCGTTGATGCAGGTGGCTCGCTCAAGGCATTGGCTATCCGCTATGGGATTGGTGAGAAAGGCGACGAGGTAATACACGCCGAGGGTAAGCGCAGGCTTGACTTCAGTGAAGAAGAACTCAAGCGATACGGTGAGTATTGCATGAATGACGTCGATCTCACATACAAACTTTTCCAAATAATCGCCACAGCCTTTCCGAAAAACGAGCTAGACCTGATCGACATGACGCTAAGAATGTTTACCGAACCGCTGTTCCATGTAGACGATGCGTTACTTCAAGATCGACTCATCGAACTTAAAGAAGAAAAGATGGCGTTGCTTCAGACGTTGATGGAGAAACTCAAATGCAAAGACGAGGAAGCGGTACGCAAGAAATTGGCAAGCGGCAAGCAGTTTGCTGCCATTCTGACTGAGCATGGCATTGAAGTACCCATGAAGGAAAGCAAGGGTAAACAATCGAAAGGAAAAATGACTTATGCGTTGGCTAAAAATGATGAAGGCTTTTTGGCGTTGGCTGAACACGAAGATGAGTTCATTCAACAACTCTGTTCGGTCAGGCTCGGCACAATGTCCACCCTTGAAGAATCCCGTATTCAACGCTTCATCGACTCGGGCAAGCGTAATCGGGGGCGACTCCCCATTCCTCTCAAATATTATGGCGCTCACACAGGCAGATGGGCTGGCTCTGATAAGGTCAATTTCCAAAATCTGCCAAGTCGAGATAAGAAAAAGAAAACCCTCAAGAACGCAGTTATCCCGCCTGACGACTACGTTGTCATCAACTGCGACTCGTCCCAGATTGAAGCTCGTATCCTCGTATGGCTTGCGGGACAAGAAGATGTCGTCCAACAGTTTGCCAACGGAGAAGATGTGTACTCCGTGTTCGCTACCAAGATATATGGTCGTCCGATCTCAAAGGCAGATCCTGTGGAACGGTTCGTTGGCAAAACCTGTATTTTGGGTCTAGGCTATGGGACTGGTGCGTTAAAACTTCAGCACACGCTCAAGACAAGTCCCCCCGGGGCAATCGTCACACTAGAGCAAGCGCAAGAATATGTTGATACATACCGAGAGGTCAACGATAAAGTGATTGACCTTTGGAAGGAAGGCGACAGAGTTATTAAGACTTTGGTCGATTGGCCTGCGGGCAAGAAGCCGGTCTTCTACGGCAAGAACAAATGCTTGGAAGTGCACCCCGAGGGTATCAAACTGCCCAACGGACTGATGATTCGCTACCCTGAGCTTCACCTCAACACTGAAGAATCTAAAAGCCGATACGAATATAAATCCCGCAAGGGCCCCGTGTCGTTGTGGGGCGGCTCGCTGGTTGAAAACGTAGTTCAAGCGTTGGCAAGGATTGTCGTTGGCGAACAGATGCTCAAGATACAAGAGCGCTACCGTGTTGCCCTGACCGTGCATGATGCGGCGGTGGTTGTTGTCCCTGAGTCAGAGAAGGACGAGGCGATGAAGTATGTAATCGAGTGCATGTCCGTACCACCCGAATGGGCTAGGGGTTTACCCGTGGCTTGTGAGGCGAAGTGGGGATACAGCTATGGCGAATGTTAAGATAAGTAAAGAAGGAATTAACATATGAGCTATACATGGTCGTTCTCGTCGTACAAGCAGTACGTCAACTGCCCCAAGCAGTACCAAGAAGTCAAGGTGCTGAAGAATTTCTTTGTGAAGCCAACACCGCAGATGACCTACGGCAACGAGGTACACAAGGCGCTTGAGAACTACACCAAGGATGGCACTCCGCTTGCCAAGAACTACGAACGGTTCAAAGCATTGATAGATACGCTGATGGAGATTGAGGGCGAGAAGCATCCCGAGCTGAAGATGGCACTCGATCGTGATGGCAACGCCAGCGAGTACAACAAGGGATACTGGGTGCGGGGTATCGTGGACTTACTCATCCTCGATAAAGACCTCGCCCACATCCTCGACTACAAGACTGGCAGTAGCAAGTACCCTGATACAAAACAGTTAAAGCTGATGGCGCTGATGACCTTTGCCAAGTTCCCTCAGATCATGCGGGTCAAGGCTGGACTGCTGTTCGTCATGCACGATGGGTTCGTCACCGAGGAGTACACCCGAGATCAGATTCCTGCACTGTGGGATGCGTTCAAGACTGACCTTGCACGGATGGATGCTTCATACGAAAATAATGTCTGGAATCCAAACCCGACACCCCTATGCGGTTGGTGTCCTGTAACGACGTGTGACTTTCATAAAGGACGCTGACAATGGCATATGTAAACAAACCGAGACCGTACAAGAAAGAATATGAACAGCAAAAACAAAGAGGTGAGTTGCCTGACCGGATGGAGCGCCAACGAGCCAGAAGAAAACTTGATGCCAAGGGTGTCGATCGCAGTGGAAAAGATGTTGCACACGTCAAGGCTTTATCTAAAGGTGGATCAAACAAAGACGGAGTTCGACTTGAGTCACCCCACAAGAACAGATC